AAGCGGAAATACTATAATTATAATAAGTAATTTAGTATCACCACCATCTCAAATTTTTGGTAACATTTTAACTGTAACACCAAGTGCAGGAAACCAAACAGATTACCAAGTAGGTGTTAACCTTAATGGAACAAGGATATTAACTACAACTCCATCAAACGGAACAACAATAATAAATAATTTAAACGGTATTCCTTTAGTTGCAAATGGTGTTTATAGCGTAAGTATAATACACCCTATCGCTATGACTATAGGCTCGATAACTTGGAACTTTCAAGGTGTTCAAAGATTTACAGATGGCTCAGCACCTTCAGGATATAACGTAACTGCATCAATCTCACAGTTTTCATGTGCAGCTACTTTTGATTTCGTTACTGCTGAACAAATACCTGACGTTGGCATAATGTCATTTCTTACTGGTCTTTTTAAAATGTTCAGCCTAGTGGCTTATGTAGAAGATAGCGGAACTATAGTTGTAAGACCTTTAGATGGCTCTCAAGGTGTAAGTAACAGCTTTTATACTTCGGCTGATATTAATGGCAATGATGCTCCTATAAATTACAACATATCAAAGTTTGTAGATGTTACTGCAAGTCAAGTTAACATAGCTTTACCATATAAAGAAATTTTATATAAATACGAAGGAACAGGAACTTTTTTTGCTAAACAACACAATCAGCTATTTGGCTCTAATTGGGGTGGCTTAGGATATATAGGAGGAACAGATACCGATGGTAGTGGTGGTTTAAATTATAACGCATCTACTGAGATTTACAATCTAACTGTGCCTTTTGAACACATGAAATTTGAAAGACTATTAAATGGTAACGGTGGAGCAGAAACAGATATACAATGGGGTTGGTCAGTTAATGAAAACAGACAATCATTTATAGGTAAACCTTTAATATTTTATGCTATAAGAAAAACAAATGGCACGAACTTAAGTTTCCAAAGAAGTGATACACAAAGAACTTTTACAAATTCTTATTGGATACCATCAAACAGCTTAAATCTACAATCAACATCAAGTCCAGGCGTAAACATAAACTTTGGACAAGAGCTAAATGAGTATGAGCCTTCAGAGGTTTTTGCCAGTACGTTATTTGCAGATTTTCATAGTCAATATATAATCGATGTATTTAATACAAGTAGAAGAATAACTAAACTTACTGCTTTTTTACCTTTAAAAATATTATACAATTTTAAGTTAAACGACACCTTTACTATTAACTCAAGGGATTACATAGTTAACTCAATAACTACAAACTTACAGAATGGTAAAAGTGAACTTGAGTTATTAAATAGAGTCAGTCTTTTTTATGGAGTTATTGACAATGTTTCTTTTCAGGGTTCTTTAGGATTCCTTTATTACAGGTCGTCTATTGGTCAAGTACGTAATTTAGCTTTTGGAGATGTAATGTTTACGAATAAAGAATTAACAGCCTTCCCAACAGCAGGAACATACTTTCAGCAAGGAATAACTGATGATGACACTAGACATTGTAATACAGGTTTTGTAATGTCTATGATTATTAACTCAATAGGAGTAATAACATCAATAGGCTGTGGTCAACCTTAAAAAAAAATTATGATAAAAGATATAATAGATTTGCTACAAATAGCAAAAGGAGAAACTGAAAACATCAAAATAGCCCAAGGTAAAAACGCTTTACCAAAAGACTTTAGAAGTGGTTTGAAACTAATTAAAAATTTAAGCAAATGGCTATAATAAAAGAATACGCATTAAATCTAACAACAGCACAAGCACAAGCAAATATTGAAGAATTAAATGCTTCATTTAGAGCTCAAGAAGCATTAATTGAAAGTTTAAAAGCAGAATTAAATAACTTTGAACAAAAGTTAACTAAGACAAGTAAAACAGAATTAGCAGCAAGAAAGTCCTTAAATGAAAAGATCGGAGAAACCAAAACTAAACTTGTTGAAGAAAAGGATGGTTTAAAAAATGTAACTAAAGAACGAAAAGCAGCAAATAAGGAATTAAAAACAGCAGAACAAAATACTGCTGAATACTCTGGAGTACTAGACATTGTTGATGGTCAAATAGGAGGAGCTATTTCAGGATTAACTGGATTGAAAGATACAGTACTTAATGCTACGAAAGGTTTTAATGCAATGAAAATTGCAATCATAGGTACAGGTATTGGTGCTTTGATAATAGCACTAGCGGCTGTTGGTGCAGCTTTTACAGGATCTGAAGAAGGTCAAGAAAAGTTTAACAAATTAATGGCAGTTATTTCAGCTATTACTCAAGTGTTTATAGATAGGTTAGGAACTTTGGGCGAGTTTATTATTAGAGTATTTACTGAACCAGTTGAGGTTCTTAAAGACTTTGGAAAAATTATTCAGACTTTTGTAATGGATAAAATTAACAAGGTCATTGATGGAATTTTTCTTTTTGGTTCTGCTATTAAAAAAGCGTTTTCTGGAGATTTTAAAGGAGCGTTAAATGATGCAGGAAAAGGTTTCGTAAAACTTAATCAAGGTTTAAATATTACTGTAATTGCAGCAGAGCTAGTTGTTGATTCTGTAAAAGCTATAACAAAAGCATCTAAAGAGTTACAAATAGAACTAATTAAAGAAGCCGCTATTGCTGCACAAATATCCGATGCTAGAGCAGAAGCAGCTAGGTTAGATAGAGATATAGTAACAGAAAGAGCAGAAGCTGATTTGAAAAGAGCAACCCTTTTAAATCAAGCAATTGATAAAGAAAAGTTTACATTACAAGAACGTATAGAGTTTTTAAAAGAAGCAGGAAGGATTGAAGATGAAATAACAGCAAAAGAAATAAAAGCTGCACAACTAAGACTTGATGCAAAAATATTAGAAAATAAACAAACAACTCCAACATCAGAAGCTTTAAATGAAGCAGCAGAATTACAAGCAGCTCTTACAAATTTAACAACAGGTAAGCTTTTAAAAGAGCGTGAGGTAAGTGCTCAGATTCAAGGTTTAAAGGTAGAAGCAGCGGCAGATGAACTAGCTTTAGAAACTCGTAAAGCAGAAGCTATAGAATCAATAAGACAAGGTTTAATTGATACGGAAAGCGAAAAAAGAATAGAAGCTAAAAATTTAATTAAACTTGATTATGACGAAAAAATAAAATTAGCTGAAGAGTTTTATGGAAAAGAAACAGAGACTGTTTTACTATTAAGAGCAGCACAAAAATTAGCAATTGATGAACAACAAAAAGTATTTGACGATGAAGATGATGCTAAACTTGCTGAAGCCTCAACCCTAGCTGCTGAAAAATTAGCTTTAGATTCTGAGGAGGAAACTCTAAGTTTTGATGAACAAAGAGAATTACTTGCAGAGAGAGAAAGATTACTAAATGAAGATTTAACTATTTCAGACGAAGATAGATTAGCACTTGAAAAAACTTTTGTTAAAAGAAGTCAAGATATAGCTGATGAAGAAGCTCAATACAAAGAAAATCAATACAGAAAAGGTTTTAATGACTTGCAAGAGATTTTAAGTGCAGGAGGAGAAAAAATGCAAAAAGTTGGAAAAGCTTTAGCCATTGCAGATGTTGTAAGAACTGCAAGTAAATCAGTTTCAGAAACAATTTCTAATGTTGGAATTGCAAACGCTGCATCTGTTGCAGCTTCTCCATTAACAGCAGGTATGCCTTTTGTTGCTTTTAACACAATTAAAGCAGGTTTATCAGTTGGTGCTACTGTTGCAGGTGCAGCTAAAAGTATAAGTGCAATTACAGCAGATTCTAAAAATGTTGTAAAACCTGGAAACCTTCCACCTGCAGGTGCTCCTCCTGCGGCTATTGCTGATGTTACTCCTGAAATACCAGCGTTTAATGTAGTGGGAGCAAGTGAAACAAATCAACTCGCAGATGCTATAGGAGGTCAAAGCCAAGAACCAATTCAAGCTTTTGTCGTAAGTGGAGAAGTAACCACTAGTCAAGAGCTAGAACGTAACATTGTTACAGGTGCAACAATAGGATAAATACAAAACTTTAAAAATAATACGTTATATAGGTATGAGAATAGTAGAACTAATTTTAGACGAAGAACAAGAAGACTCAGGAATTGAAGCAATCTCGATCGTAGAAAGTCCTGCAATAGAGTCTGACTTTGTTGCATTAAACTCTCAAGAAATCAAACTTGCAGAAATTGATAAAGAGAAAAAAATATTGCTAGGAGCTTTATTGATTCCTAACAAACCAATATATAGAAACGGAGATGAAGGCGAGTACTACATTTTCTTTTCTAAAGACACAATAGTAAAGGCATCACAGATGTACCTTAAAAATGGCTATCAAAATAAATCAACTCTGGAACACGCTCAGGCATTGAAGGGTTTGACGTTAGTCGAGAGTTGGATAGTCGAAGACGAGGTGCAAGATAAGTCTAGAAAGTACGGATTGAATGTACCAATAGGAACTTGGATGGGCGCTGTAAAAGTTAACAACGATGAAATATGGCAAGAATATGTTAAAACAAATAAGGTCAAAGGCTTCTCAATTGAAGGCTACTTTGCAGATAAAATGGAAAGACCTAAAGAAAAAATTAAAGAAGATTTATCAAATGATGATAAAATAATAAAAGAAATTGTAACCATTTTAACTAATCAAAATGAGACAAAACAATAAATCAAAAGATAGTATTTATATCGGTAGCAGAACCTCGCCTACAGGAAGTGGAAGAGCGTGTTTGTGTTGGGATAGCAATACCTATTCTATTGAATGTTGCGATGGTTCTATGAGAGCACAAGGCATAGGAGTTATCACAAAAGTTTAAATTGAAAATACAAAAGTAAATGTTTAATCCGTTATATAAGTAATATGAAATCAACCGAAATGCTAAATCAAATCAAAACACTTCTAAACATAGAAGTAAAACTTGAAGAGATGAAACTAGAAAATGGCACTATTGTTAGTGCTGAATCCTTTGAAAAAGGAAAAGAAATCTTCATCGTAACAGATGATGAAAAAGTAGCAATGCCTGTGGGCGAATACATGCTAGAAGATGGTCGACTATTGGTCGTATCTGAAGAAGGCATGATAGGAGACATGAGAGATGTTGCTGACGATGTTCCTGCAAAAGAATCTGAAGAAGGAGAAGAAATTACTTCTGACCTTAAAGAAGATGATAATTACGAGGAGAAAGAAAAAGAAATGGCTGACGAAGGAAACTACGTTACGAAAGATACATTTAAAGAAATGGAAGCTAAAATCCAAAACCTTGAAGATGCTATTGCTGATTTAAAAGGAGACAAAGAATCTAAAATGCAAGAAACAGAAGAAGAAATGTCAATCGAAAAGCCTTTAAAATCAAGAACTGTAAAAGAAGAATTTGAAGCAGCTTCTAAACCAATCAGACATAATCCTGAAGGGGAAAGTGTTAAGAAAACCAAAGTACAATTTGGAAAAGGAAAATTCACAAGTACATTAGACAGAGTATTAAATAAATTAAATAAATAAATAAAATAAATATGGCAACTTTTAATTACACATCAAACGATGCAGAGTACAATCAAGTCGGTCAATCTTATTACACAGCAACTGGAGATATTTCAGAGGGCGATATAGGAAACGACCACAACGTAGCAACAGACGGATTAACAATCGGTATTCCAAAAATTACAACAGGGAATATAGGAATGTCAATCTTTTTTAGAAACACAGGAGCAGATGCAAACAATGATGTTGTTATCTCACCAGACGATTCAAACAAAATTTTAGGTGGAATGACTCAAGCAGCAGCAGTTTTTCACGCATCTGGAGTATTAGGAAAAGACTTAATAAACACAAAGGGAACATCTAAATTAGGTGACTGGGTTGAATTAAGAGCAGTTAGTTTAACTGAATACTACATTGTAGGTGGACAAGGAATCTGGGCATCAGAAGCATAATATTAATATATAAAAAATAAAAAATGAGTAATTTAAAAAACGTACAATTAGCAACTACAACTAATATCACTACAACTTACGCAGGCGAGTTTGCAGGTGAGTATATTGCAGCGGCTTTACTATCTGCATCAACAATTGATGATGGAGGCTTAACAGTAAAAGCAAACATATCTTTTAAGGAAGTAATCAAAAAATTAGCAACAGGAAACTTAGTTTCTCCTGCTAGTTGTGATTTTAACCCTAACAGTTCTGTAACATTAACTGAAAGAATCATTCAACCTATTGAACTACAAGTTAACTTACAATTATGTAAGTATGATTTCGTAAATGACTGGGAAAGCCAATCAATGGGCTATGGTTTAGGTCAATCTTTACCACCTAAATTTAGTGACTTTATGATTGCTCACGTAGCATCTGAAGTAGCTCAGAATACTGAATTTTGTATTTGGCAAGGTGATACTGCGGCAGCAACTAATAATTCATTTGATGGATTTGAAAAGCTAATTGCAGCTTCAGCAGCGGCAGGAGATATTCCAGCAGCTCAACAAGTAGCAGCAGTTGGTGGCGGCGGACTAAGTGCAGCTAACATCATTGCAGAAATGAGCAAGGTAGTAGATGCAATACCTGCTTCACTTTACGGAAAAGAAGATTTATTCTTATACGTAGGTTCAGCAGCAGCTAAGTTCTATGTACAAGCTTTAGGCGGATTTGCAGCTAATGGTTTAGGAGCAAATGGTACAAACGCACAGGGAACTCAATGGTGGAACAATGGTTCACTTACAGTTAACGGTGTTAAAGTATTTGTTTGCCCAGGAATGGCAGTAAACAAAATGTATGCAGCACAAAGAAGTAACCTTTATTTTGGTACTGGTTTGCTAAATGATACTAATACTGTTAAGGTTTTAGATATGCAAGATTTAGATGCTAGTAACAATGTGAGAATGGTAATGCGTTTCACTTCTGCAGTGCAGTTTGGAGTAGCATCGGACTTAGTTGAGTACGCTTAAAATTAATTAATCAATAAATTAGGGTAGGTGGATTATCTACTTACCCTTTTTTTTTAAAAAAAAATATAAAACATGGCATGTCTATTAACAATCGGAAGAAAAATACCTTGTAAATCAGCCTTTGGCGGAATTAAAAGAGTATACTTTACAGACTTTGGCTCAGTAACAGGAGTAACAGTTACAGATGCAACTGGAGAAGCAGCAATAGCTGGTAGCCCAGTATGGTTTGAATATGATGTAAAAGGGAGCTCAAGTTTAGAAACTACTGTAACAAGTAGCAGAGAAAACGGAACTACTTTTTATACTCAAACTTTAAATTTAACATTAACTTTCTTGGATGGTTTAACTCAACAAGAATTACAATTACTAGCAGTATCTAGACCTCAAATCGCAGTCGAAGACTACTATGGGAATACGTTCCTTTGTGGATTTGAAAACGGTATGGAGTGTACAGGTGGGACTGTAGTAACTGGAGCAGCAGCAGGAGACTTAAGTGGCTTTACAATGACATTCGAAGGAATGGA